ATTGCTGCGGATTGGGGTATGCCTAGCTTCTTAGCCCATACTTTATTCATATCAATAGATACTTTTTTCAATCTATCCAAATCTATCTTACCGTTTATCATATCTTTATTATCCATGATGCCTGTTAGAGATACACCAAGTAAAGACTCTTCTTCTGTATTGTGTTTCCATTTGCTAGTTAAGTATCTAAAGTTTGTTAGTGTTGCTTGGAATGTACCAAGAATTGTAGCAGCTTCTACTTTTGAAATTAAAGTATCTTCTGTGTCATCAGGTCTTACAACAACCTCAGTTAAATTACAGAACTGTTTGTTGCGTAGAATAATTTCACTACAAGGATTACACCCAAAGTCTTTGTAATCTTCTCTTCTACCGTTTTTAGATGCTTGTTTTTCTGCAGCTTGTCTGTTGAAGATACCACGCTCTCCACTTTTAGATTCATAAAGAGATAACCACTCTCTCATAAATGCACCTGGTTCTGCTACATCTGTATAGGCTACAGAGTTATTAGACAAAGCTCTCTGCTGATTGTCTTCCCACCAAGCACCTGACTTAGCGTTGCGCATACGGTTGTCTGAGAGGTTGCTGAGAGAGATTAAAGCACTTCTTCGTACTCCACCTACGACTACCACTTCTGCGACCTTACACATCAAATCATGGCAGTCTATAGATACAAGCTTACGCTGTCCTTTTGTAATAGCATCACGAAATATGTTGATAGTAAAATCAAATAACTCTTCAAGAGGAGCAGGGCCACTTGCTCTTCCTCCAAATGTTTTTAATCTAGCACCATAAGGTCTTATGTTAGAGACATCCCATGTGGGAACTTGCCCTGAGTATAGTAAAGATAGCAATTCTTTGTAGGCTTTTGCCCATCCTATTTTAGAATCAGATACTTTAATAACAGTATCTGTAGGAAACAAATCTTCTGGGAGATCTGGTAGCTCGTTTATATATTGACGCTCTACACTAAAGCCAACACCAGTACCACACATAAGTATGTAAAGTGTCTCATCAAATGCACGAACATTATCTACAGCAACATAGCTACAGTTAAAACCTGCTACATTATCTTTTTCTAAAGCTAATCCTGCAGACATTAATGCTCTCATACTTGGCATAATGTTTAAGTACAGTACAGCTTTCTCTAAGTACTTTCTAGTTTCATCGAACTGCGGTTTACTTAGGTTATTATTTTCTTTTAAATGTTTCTCAAAGAAATCAAAGTATCGAGATACAGTTTCGTTCCATGTTTCTCTGCGTTGATTCTCTTCGTTCCATCTAGCGTATCTGCTTAGATGTATAAACTGTTGATAGTTAGTCGGTAGTTTGATATTCGTGTCTTCCATTATAATATTCCCCTTAGTGTTTCATTTATAAATAACAAGTAAGAAATAGCAGACAACATTAGAAAGATAACTGGCATAAGAGCATCCCACAGTTGTACTTCTACTTCTAGTGTTCCTTCAATTCCTGCGACAGACATTTGTACTATTAAATATGCGAAACAAATTACACCTTGTACTAAGGCTAACCAAGCCATTACATATGCTGCAGCCATATCCATAGTATAAACATAATAACTTCCTGTAAACATTCCGAAAAACGGAATCATGTATAGTAATTTTCCTATCATTTGTACCATCCTTTTCTTGTTCCATCTTCATTTTTTGGAATGTCACTACTGGTTTTATCTTCTACCCATAAGTGTATAGCTATAATAGCGTAGTGTATAATCTTTAATAAGTCACCTTGATTCTTATACTCTCCAGTAACAGGATCAGGTTTCTTACCATAGCGCATAGCATACTTCATAATGTTACCCATGCAAAAACCAACACCGTGTCCTGCATCTATAATCATATCAGTTGCTTGATACTTTTCATTAGCGTAGTGTTTTTCGTATGTGCTATCTACATATCTTTTTATTTGTTCTATTGTATTTTCTTCGTTGAATTTATAATCAACCATTATTTTAACTCCTCTGGTAAAGTTTCTTCTGTGTACCATTTAAAATTATTTGCTTCCGCCCATTCAGCATGAGTTCTTTTAGTTCCGTCTTTTCTTTTAGTAGCTCCTGGCATTGGAGAATATGGTTTCTGAAATAGAAACACAAGCTCCATTGTATCAGGTAGTGACTCACGAATCCATACATATTTACTGTATTCTGCGTGATCCCAAAACCTTCCTTTTGCTTCTAAGATAATATTACCTTTGACAAAATCAGGCTCATACTTTCTCTTAATAATATATTCAATATGATTAGCGTGGTGTTCCCAATCTTTTAATACACCTTGATGTAGCTTGTGTTCCCACATACTATCATATCCTTTAGGTACTCCTTTTTCTCTTGGTCTAGCTTTTCTTGGTTTTCTTCTAGGCATCTAAATCTTCCAATGTAAAGTTAGGGTTGCGCTTCAATTTCTTTTCAAACCACTTTAAAGTATATGCGCTTAATCTAAGCTGTCTGTTTGAATAGAAATGTGTTTGCTCTGGTAAAAACAAATGCATGTTCTTTTTATTTATCTTAGTAGGTTCTTCTCCTTCTGGAGTCATAGTTCGTAACCAATCTATAAACATTTGTTTAGCTTGTTTGCGTATTTGTTTAGATCTTTTTCCACTCATGTTAATATCTCCTCTACCTTTGGCTCTTTTACAACATGAGTCAAGTAAGTAATTCCTTTTGAATATTGAAAAGCTCTAAGTCCTTTACCATCGTTAGCACCTTTATGACATTCAAACTTATGAGGACAGTAGAAACATTTTCTAGCAAGTTTAAGATTACCTGCTTTACCTTCTGGTACAGGATCAAAACAAAACTCAGGAGGTTTTTTCCTTTTAACTACTTGCTTGATAGTTTTAATTCTTTCTTTAATGTTAGGCTTGTCTAGTTCTTCTGGTCTAAACAAAGTAATCTGTCCTGTTTCTTTATTTAAAACCAAGAAGCCACCATTAGAAGTTTGTTCTGCTTCTTCATATCCTGCAAGCTGTGCAAGATAACCAAAGCTATCGTCTTCTGCCAAAGATCCATCTTTAAATTTCTTAAAGGAATATCCAGAAGCTGTTTTAACATCGACAACTTCGCCATCAATAACACAATCCATGTGTCCTGATATGCCAGATACTTTAACTTCCTTCTGTTCAGAAGTAACTGTGTGTCCTGAAAGTCTTACGAAGAACAACATCAATACTTCTAATAGGTGGCCATATAAAAACTTAATGTATACACTTGGTTCTAGTTCTGTTTCTTTTCTTTTGGGTGAGTTTAAGTCATACCACAATTGTCTGTCAGGCTTTCCTATGTTAGACATACGAAGTCCTTTAGTTAAAGAGTTATCTCTTTTAGGTGGAGAAGCCCAATGCTTTAGAGCATCTTTCATATCGTCACCAAACTCGTCTAACTCTTTATTAGTTATTTTAATTTGTTTTCCTTTAGACAATACACCTATCTTTTTGTATATGTCTGATACTAATGTGTCTAATGTTTTCATATTTTATTTACGATTTCTTTAGCTTCTTTTACAGAAATTTTAAACCATTCTCCTTTATATTTTGTTGAAATTTTTTTTAATTTTTCATGTACTTTTTTTTCTGCGCTTCTTCTATCTTTAAAGTATTTATTATAGCACAGTTTATAATCTCTATGTGGACTAGATGTTTGATATTGATTACACCTATCTTCTGCGTCAACCGCCATACCAACCTTAACCCAATTACTCCAACAAGGATTACATATAATGTATACATAACCTTCCGTAGATTTTTCATAACCTTCTAAAGATGCAAAAGCTGCACCTTCAAAAGTTTTATAGTTTCCTGGTTTATATAAAGGATGTGTCTTAGGTATATATTTACCATTAACAAACATTCTATTTGGGTTGTTTTTAGGATTAGTTCTTTTGTAGCTTTCTATACGAGCTTTATAAGTTGACCTACAATCCCTGCAATAAGACTGTCCTATGTTTATTCCATTTTTTATATATTTTTGATATTCTGATAAAGGTTTATTTTTATTACATTTAGTACAATGTTTAGTGTGTTTCACTCCAGTTAGCTCCTATGTTGTACTCACCATCCAAAGGACAGTGCATGTTAAAAGATTCTCCTGCTTCTATTATAGATCGAACACCTATAGCACCAATTAATTCTGCTTTATCTTTAGGTACTTCCATCTGCCATTCATCGTGAATGTTAGCAACAAACTTATACTCTAGGTTTGCTTCTCTAAGATGCTTGTCAAATATTATTAATGCTTTCTTCATTACCACAGCTCCTGCTCCTTGTAGTAAAGTATTCAATGAAGCGTGTTGGTTTCGGATAAATATTTTCCTACCGTCTAGCCCTTTTAAGTATCCCTTTGTTGACGCTCTCGCAACTCTATCTCTAAGAGATTTGAATGATGGTTGATTATCAAAGAAATATTGTCTAGATCTTTTGCCATCTGTTTTAGTTCCTCCAACCACGCTTCCAAGCTTTGCATCTCCTGCTCCGTACATGAGTGCATAAATGAATGTTTTCGCCTGATCTCTTGATTTAAGTCTAGCAAGTTTTTGATTAGAGGTGTGTATGTCTCCGTTAATGATTTCATGTGTATACTCCTTGTCTTTCATATAGTGTGCTAACATTCTTATTTCTAAACCAGAGGCATCTATTCCAAGTAAAACATTTCCTTTATCAACAGTCCAACATTCTCTACAAGTTTTCCCATAGGGCTTTCTTGTACTCGGAATTTGTCCAGTGTTGGGATTATAATGCGTCATACGTCCTGTAATAGCTCCGTTAGAAATAACATTACCGTGTATTCTTCCTCCTTCTTTTACAGAATCTAACCAAGATTGAACTTGTGCTATGCGCTTTTGTAATAATAAAAACTCAGCAATAAGTTTAGCCTCTGGTATATGCTTAACTTTTTCTAGTGTCGCCTCGTCTACAATAGGTTGTCCTGTTGGTGTAAATCTATTAGGTTTCCAACCAAACTCTATTAAGTATTCTCCTATCTGCTTTCTTGATCCTAGATTAAACTCAGTAATCAAGAGTCTTTTAAGTGAAGTAACACACCCAGATTTAACTATTTCTTTTTCTTCTTTTGTTAAATTAGTTTTCTTTTTAGTAAAGTGGTTGTATCCTGTTTTTTTAGAATAGCTTCCATCTTTTAATTGATTCTCTTTATGATTAAGTAAAATGATATGCTCAGTTTCTCTAGGTTTAAATGTTTTCTTAACCTCCTCCTCCACTTCTGCCTTGCGTTGAGTGAGTTCAGCTAAAAGAATACTGGCTTTTTTTGAATCGAAAGCAAAACCATTTTCTATTTGTTTACTTATAATTTTTCTTGTATCGTGTTCGATGTGGATAGAGTGTTGTGAAAATTCTTTGCTTTCTTTTTTAAGAATATCATATACTTTTTTATTTATCTTAACATCCTTTATACAGTAATCTAACATAGCTTGAGAGAACTGTGAGAAGTCTTCGTGATCATCTTTAGAAAAATCTATCTTTCCTCCCCACGCTTTTAAGCTATGTCCTTTGTCTCGGTTAGGATTACAAAGTTGAGATAGGGTGAGAGTATCTACTATCTTACAGTGTTTATATAAATCTACCCCACATATGTTTTTAATAGCAGGTATGTCAAACCCTATAATGTTATGTCCAATTAAAGTATCAGCAGACTTTAAAAGATCTACTCCTTCTTTAATTTCATCTGGTTTGAAAGTATACAGTTTACCTTCATCATCTAGTGCAACAATACACCAGATAATTGTAGCCTCCTGATTTATTTCTTCTGTAAGCTGATGTTTTAATAAACCGTTTGCCTCTATATCAAATACTAAATTCATTAGAAGTCCACCTCACTATCATCTAGTCTTAGTTGGAACTCGTTATACTCCTCAGATAGTCTCCCTGTTTTAGAATCATAGACAAGGGCAGTAGCCATGCCGACATCTCCTGTGTACCTGGATTTAAGTACTCTAAGTTTGGTTGTTCTGGATTCTAATTCATCATCGGATTGTTGATTTCTTTCTAAGGCGATTACACAGTCAGATAGCTGTGCTATTGCTTGGCTTCCTCTTAGGTGGGATAAGTTTACTTCGACACCGTTCTCATGTCCTTTGTTTCCTTCTACTCTACGAAGGTGTGAGACAAGTATTAAACCTGCTCCTGTCTCTTCTACCATGCTACGAAGTCTTGTCATAATATTATCAATAGCTCTTCGTTCATCACCCTCTGCAAGAGAACTGACGAGCATATGTAAGTGATCTACGATTACCCATTTGCAATCGCATCCAACTATTAAGTATCGTAGTTTATTAAAGATAGCTTCGATGTCGTTTGTTCCGAAGTGTGCGTGAATAAATACATTGTCGTTGCTGAATAGCTTATTGTATTTTTCTGTGAGGTATTCTTGAGAATGTTCTTCTCTGATGTGATCTATATAAAGTCTTGAGTTAGTTTCAATGGATAGGATACCATCAACAGTTCTCTTCCAATCTTCTTCAAGAGCTATGATACCTACATTGTCCTCTGTAGTATTAATAATCCAATGCTCTAGCTCTCTTGTTATGGAGCTTTTACCAAGACCTGTACCCCCTGTAAGGGTAACGAGTTCTCCTTGTCTCATGCCATACAGCTTTTTATTTAAGCCTTTCCACGGATAAGGAACACTGTCTTTTTTATCTCTATTTAAAAATTCGTTTTGT